CGAAGCTTACCAGTGATGCGAGGAAGCTCTTCGATCCCAAGGATGATGCCATTCTCAACTATTTGGATGATGATGGTCGCTCCATCGAACCAGACTTTTACATACCCACCTTACCAATGGTTTTGGTCAATGGGACTGAAGGTATTGGTACAGGGTTCAGTTGCTATGTACCTCCTTTCAACCCCGAGGATATCAAGGCGAATATCAAACGGATTTTGAGTGGTGATGAAATTGTACCTATGCGACCCTGGTTCAGGGGGTTCAAGGGGGTGGTGCACAAGGAGGAAGACACATGGATGATGGAAGGTGTTTGGAACTGGTCCGGAACCAATATCGTAGTCACCGAATTACCACCCGGACGATGGACCCAAGACTATAAGGAGTACCTCGACGGTCTCGTGGAAAAGAAGATGATTGGGGGGTACACCAATAACTCTACCACAGATGATGTTCATTTTGAAATCGTGGACTATACAGGGAAAGATTTACTCAAAGATCTCAAGTTGAGGAAGACCTTCCGTGTCTCAAACATGCACCTCTTTCACCCAACGAAAGGTATTCACAAGTATGCGAGCCCTGAAGAGATTCTAACAGACTTTGTGGAACTCCGTATAGAGCATTACAAAAGGAGGAAGGCACACCTCATCGATATGCTTCAAAAAAGGACTGAGATGTGTAGCCATAAGTCAAAGTTTGTTTCTATGGTCATTGAGGGTAAACTCGTGGTGTTCAAGAGGAAGAAGCAGGACCTCGAAAAAGAAATGTCCTCGACATTTCCATTGATTGATGGATCGTTGGATTACCTTCTCAACATCAGGACTGTTGAGTATACGGAAGAGCGTGTTAACGCACTCCTGGAAGAGGCGAAGCAGGCGAATGAAGACCTCGAGAAGATGTTGAAGATGAGTCACATCACAATGTGGAAGAATGATATTAAAAATATGTGAGCAGTAAGTAGATATGGGTGAGGCTTCTAAAATTTCCCTCAAAGCTATTGGAAAGCAGGATACATACCTGCTTTCCAAAGACCCAGACGAATCGTTCTTTAATTATAAAAATGAGAGACATTCAGAATTTAGGAAGTATCATAGAGTTCATACTATTGTCAATAATGGAAGTATCACTGGATGGCCATTCGCGCAAACCGTAAAAGTACCCTTCAATCCTACAAATATGGGAGATCTCTTGAGTAACATGTATTTGAGTATCTCTATGCCAGGTATAGCCAATGGCAATTATGCAGATCAATTGGGGCGTCACATTCTCAAAAGTGTTACAATGTTTGTAGATGATATCGAAGTTGAGAAGATCCACGATGATTGGGGGGTTATTTACGACGAGTTATATCTGGAAATTTCAGAGAAAGTCGCGAATAGATTTCTCGTCAATCGAAATTTAGGATATGACGAATCAAGTAAAAATGAACCATATGCACGTTTGAGTTCGGATCTTGTCATTCCTCTCCACTTTTTCTTTTCTAGGAAGTATGCGAGTGATGAATACGCATCAAACAAACCAAATCGTCCCTATTTCCCCATTTGTGCGGCCCATCGTCAAAAAATCGAATTCGAATTAGAGTTTCATAATCAAAAATTCTTCACAAACTACACTGGTGCGCTAAGTCTACCCTCTTTCAACCTCGTTACTGAAGAGATTAGTGTCAGCCCCGAAGAAAGGAATTTCTTGGTAACTGAAAAACAGACACTTGTGACTGATCTGGTAAGAAGGCACCCATCCATCGTGAGTGAACTTGGTGTTTCCACAATTGTGAATAACCTCGTACCAAATATTCCAGTAAAATGTTTTCATTGGTTCCTACGAAACACTGAATTTGAAGATGAAAACAACGCAGTGGGTGGATCGAGTGTAAATGAACAGATGTTATTTCAAAATCGTTTCAATTTTTCCTCGAATGTGAGTTTCGATGATCAAACGACATTTTTCGATCCTATCATGGAGTCTGCAAGTTTTTATATAAATGGTACCCGTCTTCCAAATGTGACAAAGACAAATCATAATTACTACAAGTATCATATTCCATTTAGAAATCGTCTCGCGAGGCCAATCCGAAATGTATACACGTATAGTTTCTCGATGAATCCGGTCAACGTGGAACCATCGGGGAACTTGGATTTTAGTCAGATACAATCAGATAAAACGAATATAGAAGTAAAATTGAATACGGGGGAGGTGAATGTGTTTACGAAAACGTACTCTCTAAATATGTACTATACAGGATATCAAACGTTTGTGTTTGATCGTGGGTTTATGTCAATTGCTTATTAAATAACGAAGATTTATTAGTACTGATATACTCGATAATATTATTCTTGATACACCATTTGATGAAATTTAACTGCGCGAGCGTTGTATGAATTTCATGAGATGTTCCTGGGACTGTATACGCAAACTTCTGTGCCCGACAAAATGGATCAAATAGCTTTTTACTGTACCCATCGAGACTCGATTTATAGGCACAATGGACCGTGAATAGTTTTCCATCTCGGGTTTTGAAAGATGTATGATTCTTCTTAGCATAGTTAGTGATGAACCATTCTAGATTTCGTAATGAGATACCACTCGACTTATCTAAAATATTTACCAATTTAGTTCTGTTTCCTTCTTCATTGTAAAAATTGTTTATGGATGTTAGTAGGATATCAGTTTTACTCATTACCAATGATGGTACCCAAATCTATAAGCTCGTTTGACATTTCACAACCCGGACAACCCTTTACATACATTTGATCGGGTCCATGTATATGACTATTTGTCCTAGGAATTGACCTATATTTCAAACGATTTCCCTGTGTCGAGTGGTGTCTACAATACCCACCATGAATACCCCTGAACGTACACCGCCTTCCATCCGTTTTTGTTCCTTTACAGATCGTTCCAGAGAATGTTTCTGGGATATCCTTCAAAAGAAGATCCATCGAGATACCGTGTTTTTTAGAAATTATCTCAATATATTCATTCATCATCGAAACGAGTCGTTCATTCAATTCCTCATCTACAATGTCAGCGATCTTCTCATGGAGATTCATACCTTATTAGTATTTTGTTCGTATTTTTTAAATAGGTCTTCGATTGATTCTGATCGAGCACCTTTAATCCTTTCTCGTAAATCTGCAACCTTCCCAGAATCGTCTAACCCCAATTTTTTACACTCTTCAATAAGTTGCTCCTTTTTCATCGTACTGAGAGCGGGGCCAGTTTTTATCTTCTTTGGTTTGTGTTGCTCCAGGATTTCACCGAAAATATCCTGTTTGACATTATCGAATAATGGGTCAAGAAGGTCGCATACGGGGTTGAGGAACTTGTTTTCGAAGTAATAGAGGTAATCTACTGGGATATTGTGCTCTTCTACATATTTGGGATCTTCAGACTTTTCAAAGGCTTTCGCCTTGGGGTTATCAGTCTTTGTCAATATATACGGTACACGATCACCAGACTGTGGCTCCGAACCAGGCTTCCTCTCACGCATTTTACGAACTACTTGTACATGCGCTTGATTTATATCGTCAATTCGAGAACTTGTAACAGAAACTGGTTCACCATTCACTTTGTATGTATCGGATAGACCCTGACTCAATATTAACTTATCATTGGATATATCACCAGAAAGAAGTTCAATAGCACGCTCTTTGGCGAGTTCCTTGGGTGGTCCTCGATCACTGGATGTGAGAATGACATCCAGTAATTCTTTGCACACTTCTCTTACATGGGGTGTATTGTCTCTACGAACAACCTGGAGTCCCTTGATGTCTATGTAGTCCATATGCATTTGGTCATCCTTCCCCTTTGTCCAAAGTTTGGCGGCATACCTCTTCTTCGAGTACAGGAAATACGGCCAGTAGACCTTCTCGAGCTCCAAATTGTTTGGTTTCTTGAAGAGGGCGCTACACTCCTCCGCCGCCCTTTCACCAATTTCCCAACTGTATTTGACAGCTTCTTCACCTGTTCGGTCACCAACATCGAACTCTACCATCACTGAATCCGTGTCCCCATACCTTACCTTTGCCCCGGGAAAATTCGCCTCCACATAGGTCTTCGTCTCCTCAATCATACCACGACCTCTACATGTTGTCGTGGATGCGATTGGTACACATGGAAGAATACCCTTTCCAGCGCCAGTGAAACCATACACAGAGTTCATAGAGACCTTATACGCCAATTGCTTACCGTTGTACACTTCCTTCATTGCACCGGTTGCTGCTGCCATGTCCCTCTTAGCCTTTTTACGAAATTGTTTGAGCTCCGCTAGAATCGCTGGTAAGAGACTGGGTACATCTTGGGCAAACTTATAAGTCTTTTCACCAATATTAAATGATTCGTACGTTACCCCAGGTATATTCCCGTAGCGTCTCTCATCCATTACATATGTGGAATAACAGAGATTATGTGCCATCATGATCGATGGATACAGAGCTTCAAAATCTAGGGCTGTGATTGGTGTGTAGTACGCACCTTTCTGTGCTTCTAGGACCGTGGCACCCTCATAGGGTTCTTCGGGAAGAGATCCATACTTAATCGTCGGTACCATATATCCCAACTCCCGAGCCTTTTTTGTCAACTGACTGAAGACCTTGATCTGCTGACCACGCTCAACCAAGAAGCACAAAGGAACCCAAGTTGCTTTCGCCATCTCCAACAAGTTTAGAAGCGTACATAACTTTTTCAAGAGTTTGTGGGGTAAGAGTGTATCCTTGATACAATACACCGCAACTTCAGCCAGTTTTGCGGGGTCACCTTCCTTATAACGAGCGAACATCTCCTTTGGGGACATGTCAATCTTTTGGTCACCCAGGTACAACTTTGAAACTTCGTTTAGTTTATACGAATCAAGTTTATATCCCTTCTTCACTTCATGAAACATATCGAAGATGAATCGACCAGTCATAGGAAGAAGTTTCAGGAAATTGTCACCCAACGCACTTGAACTCAATTTTTTTAGTAAGAGCTGACTCGGTGGATCATGGAGTTTTCCTAAATTGAAAAATTCTTCGTTGCAATCTGTCAGAAGAGCCCGCTTGAAAATATATTCAAGATCAAAGCCAAAAATATTCCATCCAGTGAGGATATCTACATCCTTTTCCTGAATATACCTTTGGAAAGCCTCGAGCATTTCCTTCTCGGTATCAAAACTCTGGACATCGGGACCATCGGTTTTCTTGTAACAGAGACACACCTTTTCATATGGTTCATCATTTCCAAATTTACAAAGTGAAATGGCAATCTGAAAACAGGCATCACCAGGAACATCCGCATCGGGAAACTTACCAGTTGAACTATTACATTCAATATCGAATGAAGCCACTACGAAAGGTGCAATATCATCACGTTCCACCGGTTTCAGGGTCCTCCAGTCGTTACACCAGAGATCAATATCAACTTTTGCGAGATGTGAACGGATACATTCACTTCCAGTATCAAGCCATCCAGTAGATTGAATCCCTGTACGATGCATCAACCTCAGGACAGGCTCAAGGTTTGACTCATACACATGATACTTCATGTATTCCCGATTGTACATAAAAACAGAATTGACCTTTCTTCGGTCCGCGAGGGTTTTAAAGTTTAGACGCATATACGCAAATTTTTCATTGTTTTGAAATCCCCAAACATCCTTCTTCTCTGTGAGACTATATCCGGTCACGTGATCGGGTCGAAGTTTATTCAGGTCATCGTACAATACTCGGACATCTTGTTCGGTTGTTCCCTTCGGGAGCTTTACAAAGAAATACGGTTCGAAAACTGTTGTCAGACAGACAGACTTACCAGTTCCAGTCTTCCCTAAAATACTAATCAAGTGTTCCTCGTCAGTATCTCTCGCCTCCCAAGTCAAAGCTTGAAATACCACCATATGTTTATAATGAGTCAAAATTTTAATATCATTTATTAGTAAATGTCGGCCGCTTTAATTGAGCTCGTGTCGGTGGGTGCCCAGGATGTCTACATCACTGGTGATCCCCAGGTCAGTTTCTTCCGTCAGAACTACAAGCGTTACACTAACTTCGCAATGAAACCCGAACGTATGGATTACATCGGTACATTTGGATCGAGTAATGAAGTTGCCATCCCCATCCGCTCAAAGGGTGATCTCATGAGTTACATCTGGATCGAGGCTACTGGTATCGCAGGTGTTCAAGGGAACACCACTGGTCTATTCTCTAACAACGCCGCCAGTCCCACAGAATTCACTCTGTGGATCGGTGGTCAGAAGGTATCACAATTGGATTCTCTCTACATTCAAGGTGTCCATAACCCCTTGATGCGTGACACAACCGCAAAGGCGTCTTTCGCTGTCACCACCAACGCCCGCAAAGAAAACCACACGGGTAACCACTATATGATCCCCTTCTTCTTCGGTGAAGACTGGACTAAGGCGCTCCCACTCGTGGCCCTTCAGTACCACGATGTTGAGATTCGTATCAAGTGCCGCGATGGTTTCACCCCGGGTAGCACTCCTAAGGTGTACGGTAACTACATCTATTTAGACACGGATGAACGCAAGTATTTCACCGATACTGAACACGAACTTCTCATCACCCAAACGCAGCATCAGCTCGCCTCTAACACCGATACCGATATTGATCTCAGCTACTTCAACCATCCAGTGAAGTCTCTCCACCTCGTTTCTGGTCAAGCATCTGGTAGTGACTGGTCTGATGAGTACAACTTTGCCACCGCATCCCTCTACATTAACGGTTTGGCACTGTTCGAGAACACATCCAACGTGTACCATCACGACGTCGTTCCCGAGATGCACTGTACCGATCTCCCCGATAACATCCTCGACGACCTTCCCACCTTCTCGTGGCCCTTCTGTCTCACCATGAGTAAGATGCAGCCCACCGGGTCCCTAAACTTCTCCCGTATCGATAATGCGAAGCTTGTACTTAACCAACCCACTGGTGGTAACGCCCTTCACCGTGTCTATGCGGTCAACTATAACATTCTTCGTATCAAGAATGGTATGGCTGGTGTTGCTTTCGGCAACTAAGTCAGGTGTAAAAAAGTAAAAAAGTATATAAAATGGTGAAATCTTCCTCACGACCCCGAAAAACGTCCAAGTTTGTCATCGACCTTGGACCAGAAATAGACAGGGTCGTCAAGAAGAAGAATGTGAAAATAAAAAAACAGAAGGTCGTCATACGTGGATTACAAAAGGAGTGTGACGAACTCCGAAAAAGAAAAATTGTAGATTTGAAAACAAAGAAACAAAAGTTTTTCATTTCGAGTTTGGAACAGGAAGTGAATACGCTCACCAGGAAGCTCTCCATGATGGACACTGAATTGAGGCAGTATAAAGTTCGTCGTGTAACCATTTCTAACAAAACGGTAAATAATGCATTCAAGAACTTACGAGATGGTAAATCTCTGTCTAAAATGCACCCCAATACTATGCTATTGATTCAGCAATCTGGGAGATGGGATGAGGCTAGAAAGATTAGCGCTCAGATGAAGCTGTGTTAGCCCTAAGTGCCTTCTCTGTAGCGGCTATATATCATGGAGACCCTTTATTACTGTAAAGCTTGTCAAAGAACCTATGACGGGAACGCCCAATGTTGCTTTGAGATGGATCATGTAAAAGTTAAAATCCTCGTACATACTAAATGATTCCAGTTTTACTCGTTGGTCTCGCCGCGCTCACCGCTTATACCTACTATGGTCAGAACCTGGTGTCCGCCGAAGAAGCTAAGAGACTCATCAAGGATGGGAAGATTAAGGTGGTCGTTGATGTTCGCACAGCTGTGGAATGGCGAGCTGGACATTACCCTAGAGCGCTTCATATCCCCGTGGACAAAATGAACGAAAAAACAACTACAGAACTCCCCAAGAGAGGTATACTCGTCTATTGCAACACTGGGCAACGGGCCAGGTTTGCAGCAGAGAAATTAGAAGGTCTAGGTTTTAAAGATGTGTATTACATTGCCGGACTTTACACAAGCTTACTTTAGAATATTAATCAATCTATCAAGTCTCGGTTTTTCCTTATTCATGAAAACTGTGAGTTGCATAACTTCACCTTCCAAAGTCACTAGTCCATGATTCGACTTTTGATACTTTGATAT